TTTTGTTCGGGGATCTTCTGGTACTCTTTAGCGTGGGAGGACTGGTTAATCATAGTCCCATCTTTCCAGATTTCAAACTTACCTGGTTTGATTCCACGCACAACTTTAAAATTCGATCCGGCTACAGTAAACTCAACCTCTACCTGACAATCTTTATTGTTAATGGTATTAATCAGTTGGGGTTTACTAATATTCCGGTGTGCTTTACCAAATAGTGCAAATGATAAAGCATCTAATAATGTGGATTTGCCTGCACCATTATGGCCAATGACCAATGTGGTCTTATGGCTTGTAAAGTCTACAGACGTCCAGCTATTTCCTGTCGATAGAAAATTTTTCCACCGTAAAGTTTTAAATAAAATCATGCTATTTCTAAGGTTTGTGCCTCAATCATGAGATCATGCATTTCTTTTTTAATGCGGTCTCTATCCAATTCCGTATCTACGTTATCAATATAGGAATTAAGTAATGTGCTTGTGTCTTCGAGTGATACACTTTCATCCTCAACCTGATCGCCAACAAATTCTGAAAAGCTTTCTTGAATCTTGAGTTCGTGTATTTTCCTATTCTGTATTCTATCAATAAATCGGTCAAATGTAAACAGCTCAGATTTATTAATTACAACAACTTTAACAAATTTTTCGTCTAGGTCGGAGAGGTCATAATCATTAAAATCATACTTAGAATCATCGTAATAGATACGATGGAAAAGAGTATGGGGATTACGAATAGGTGTAAGTTCTCGAGTTTCTGTATCCAACGTATGGAAGTACTTTTTATCATGTGCATCGTTCCAATAAAATTCCATCTGTGATCCGAGGTAATGGATATTACCCTTTGCAGATTTTGTATGGTAATGTCCAGACAACACCATTTCAAATCTGCTAAAGATTGATGGATCCATTCCGTGTGGTGCTTCAATACCTTTCATCATTTCATAACCAGCCAATTCAAGGTGGCCACCTAGCATATCAGCTTTACAGTTTTGAACAAAGTGCATGGACTTATCATAGTTCTCATTACAAATCCAAGGGAGCATTGCAAACTGTAATCCATCAAGATCAATTACAGTTGGATCCATGTGGATAGTAATTTCACCCATGTAATGGCCGAGTAATTCTTTTAAGGAGTTTAGCTCATTTGTATTTTTGTAATAGGTGTCATGGTTACCAGGAATGATATGCATGTGCATTCCGTACTCTCTTAGTTTTGTAAGAAATGACTTACGATACCTGTTAAGAGCACGGAAGTTAACAAACTTCCTGTTATCGAAAACATCACCAAGGTGAACGATAGTCCGAATATTATGTTCCAAAAGATAAGGAAAAAATACATCGCTATAGAACTTTTCCGCGTTATCGATAAATACGTCAGAGCTATTGCGAATGCCAGCATGAGTGTCATTTAAAATTGCTACTTTCAATTTCTTGTTCTACCTCTAAAATTTTCTCTTTCAAAGCAAGCTTTTTCTTTTTTAAAGCTTTTGCCTCCAAACCAGGATACCTACCAAGTTCAGAAATCATTTCATCTAATTTAGCATGAGAAGCTTTTAGACTTTTCAAATAAGATTCTTTAGTCGTCGTCATCGATGAACCTTTGTAAATCAGAGTCGACTTTTAGTACACGTTTCCGGCGAAGTTTTTCTTCTTTCATGTACACTTTAAACTCTGTATCTTTTTCTTTAACCTTGTCAATCCGATCCTTTAGTTGATCGAGGAAAGAGTTGACAACGCTCGCTGCTTGTGGATCATCAGCGCCATAAACATGTTGTTCTAGACCACTCTGAGAAATGTATTTGAGTTTGACGTCTTGTTGTTTCTTTTCTTTCGCAATACGGCGTAGAAAAGCATACCACGAGATTTGAGTGAAATATGCAAAAGCATTTGGATTCCCTGTTCTAGTTGCAGCTTCAATATTATAATTCTCAATAGCACGTAAACAATTTTCAACAGCATCCATTACCATCTCTTCACGGTACGTATAACGAATAAAGTTAGACTTGTGAGAAAGACCTTCTGCAATACGCAAGAAACAAGACGCAATATAATCCGGAACCTTGGGTAAAGGTTCTTCCTTTTGTTTTGCTTCTGCTAGAACTTTACAGTATTCAACAACAGCGTTGGAAAACTCTTTGTTGTTAACATAATGTATGCTTTTTCGTTTAGACATAATAAATCCTTTTCCAATAATACTATTATAATCAAAATGTGGAGAGATGTAAACTAAAAAAATTTACGAAAAAGTGCATTTTTGGGGTTTACAAACCTGAAAAATGTGGTAGAATAAATCTAAGGTTTTTTGGAGTGGGTGGATACTAGTGGATTGTATCTTTAGGTTTTGCACTAAATTGGATAATATTGCTTTCCGCTGAATCAGAAACATCTCTCATCTGCGCGCGAATACGTTCAACTTCTGCTGTAATCTTTTTTTCTAATTCATCATCACTCATGTTTTCTGTTTCAACAACATTTTTATATTGCTCTACCAATTGAGTAGCAGGGATTGCTGTAGTAACAATGTGTTGAGTGTTTACAGATTGGAACAATGCTGAATTGTTTTGTAAGCACATAAAAGGACGTAGTGTAAAGATTCTTGTATTTGAACCAGGTGGTTCCATTGAAATGATTTTATATATGTTACGGACAATAAGTTCTACTGATTCATCGTCATCGTCCCACTCAAGAACTTCGCAGACGATTTCATCTCCGGTCGACATTCTCATATGTCTTATTCTATCATCGTTCATTCTATGTCCACCTTTATCACTTTGTAGTTAAATTGTTCTTTATCATATATACGGATACGTTCAGCAGAATGCATTAATGTGTAATTGTTTCTTGTTTGCCAGTGCAAGTCGTCTGCGATATCATAGAGCTGCGTAGTCCTACCATCGTCCGATTTTCTAAGTCCTCTTCCAATTGATTGCAAGACTTTAATCTGTGACTTTGAGGGAGAAGCGAATACGATATTGTGAAGATTCCGAATATTAATCCCAGTACTAAAAGTGCCAAGGGAAGCCACGATAATTGCATCATTTTGTTTCTCCACAATTTTTCGGATTGCTTCACGATCTGAAGTCGCAACTTCACCAGAAACGAAGAAAACTTTCCTACCTTCCTGTACCTTACTATTTATCATCTCATAGAGAGGCTTTCCATGAGCGTCCACACGATTAAATAAGATGAGAGTATTTCCTTGAGCATCCAAAGCGAGATTACGAATGAGCCTGTTACGAGTAGCATTTCCAATAATGAAGTCAATTTCTTGTTGGTATGTCTGCTTTCCAAAGTTCTTCCTTACCTCCTCTGAATAATTTAACAATAATACTTTAATGTCTAAAGGTGCTAAAGTATCATCGTCTTGTAATTTTTTCGTAGTTGTTACCTTGTAAACTGGACCAAACAATCCCTCAAGGACGAGTCGATGTGTCTGTGTACCGTCCAAAGTACCGGTTGTGCCAAAGCGATATTTTGCCTGTGTTGCTTTGTTCATAATAGATGATAGTGATTTTGACTTAAAGCCATGACACTCATCACCAATTACCATACCAAATTTTTGAAACCATTGTTTCGGAAACTTGTAAATACTTTGCCATGTTGAAATAATAACACGTTTATTTGTATTCTTATCCTTACCAGAATAAATCCGATGTACCGCGTTTTCAACATTCATATTATAGTCTTTAAAATCATTGTACATTTGTTCAACCAAAGAAGTAGTTGGCACAATGATTAATATTTGCTGTTTATCTTCAATCATTGACATATAATATTTCAATATCAGATAAATAATAAACGATTTGCCTGAACCTGTAGGAGATAATAAAATTGCGCGTGTGGATTTTAAGCCCACTTTTATTGCTTCTTCTTGGTAGCTGCGAGGTCGGAATGGTAAATACTGAGCCTCGTTGTCGAGCCATAAGTCCCACTCGGGAATTGTGTGAGTTTCGCCAGGTAATCCGTACACGTTATGCGGAATCGTGGAGACGGTGTAGTTACGTTCAGACGCGAATTTTTGAATATGGGTATATAGACCAGCAGAAATCTCATACGTCATGTTATTGAACAAGCGTATCTTACCATCCCACATCTTATTACGGTAAGCAGGCATAAACTTATAACCAGGAACATAAAAACTAAAGTACTCAGAAAGCTCCTGAGCAATGCCACGATCAGTGTCGACATATAGCATACTATAGTTAATAAGTTCTAGGTTAATATCAGCCACTATCCACCTGCTTCAAATTGTTTCCATCTTATAATGTTACCGACAGTTTGGTGTCTCCATTTCAAAGAATCTACAATTTCTGTTAGAGTTTCCACAATTGTTTTGTAATATTGGATTTTTTCTTCTGACTTCTGAATCTCAGGATCCGAGTCATAGTAGTAATCCATCTCTCCTTTCAATACCTTCAAGCCATCAAAAGGATCATAGTTCCATCCTTTTTCTTCAATAGTTTCCTTATCCATCTTACCATTATAATATAACCATTTGTCTTTTAGCAAAACTTTTTGAGATGCTTCAGCACGTTTCACTTGTAACTTTGACAGTGAAAGTAGTTGTAGGTATTTTGCATGGAGTTTTGGCGTGTCTCTTGATACATCATCTAAACGTGAGTTATCAATTACACAGTCTTGTTGCCATTGTTCAAGAATGGATTGCAAATCTAACATAATATAAAGCTTTCAATTAGGTAATATTGAAGTAAGTAAATCTAAATGTTACTGGTAGTACTATATATCCCTCTGCATTCTGAGTGGATAAATCAAGGAAACCAAGTGATGTTGGGACACAGTCAATATAACGAATTGTTCTGACTACGTTATTTGCTGAGTTTAAAATTTGTACAGTAATATCTGCTTCATGTGGAGGAAGCTGTTGAGTCCTATCCAATGGATTAGGCATCTCTTCTTCTACAATACGTGACAACCAATTATACATCTCAATATATGAGTTCATATTTTCATCAAGGATAAGGTTAATTGTTAAGTCACCAAAGGTCAGCTTATCTGCCGGCATATGGATACGAGAAACACGCTTATAGCTCAACTCAGCAGCAGTTGCATCTACTGTTGGATGAGCAATATTCTGTGCAAAGAACTCCAGGTTAGGGAAGTTCTTCCGATCAATTGTCAACTTAAAACCATTTGGCTGTAGTAAGTTAATATTATTCAGTGCACTTGACACGTTTGTCTTACTAGCCGAAACAGTAGCTGAAGGATTAAGTGTAGCCATTACTATCTCCGGAAATCTTTAGACTATTTATATAACAAAAAAGGGGCTGCCTAAGCAACCCCAGTGTTATGCCACAAAAGGCACAACTTGTTTACTCCCATTCAACTTTAACACCAACTTTATGTTCAGCTGTTTTCACAGCTTCTTCAAAAGTTTCAAAGCACATAATGCTTGGCATATCATGATTCAAGTTGCCTTTTGACATAAACAGCTCAAAAACGTTTTCCTCAAACTGAGTGATTCGTACAGGCTTGATTGAGTTAGTTGCAAAGTTTGCACCATCTACAAAGTTAAATTCCATAATCATAGCTTACTCCTTCATTCCTTATAGATTTAATATAATCATTTCTTTTGAAATGTAAACCCCTAAAATGCATTTTTTTGTGAAAAAAACGTAAGTGATTGAAATTAAACAAAACAAAAAAGGGGGGCCGAAGCCCCCCAGTTTCTTTCCGCTAACTCTTAGTCTTACGCTAGGATGTTGTCCACGCGGAAGATGCGGTAGTATTGGTTAGTCTTAGCAGTTGCCAGACCGTCCGAAGGTGAGCTACCAACAAATGGGTTTGAAGCCATGCCGTAACGAGTTTTGAACCCGATACGTGGTTGGAAGTCATTTTCACCAACTGCACGGACCATTGTTAGTGGTACGTATGGGCAGTAGAATACACCAGCGTCATATGGGTTAGTACCTTTGTAACCAACAGTTACGAAGTCTGTAGTTGCATATGGGTCAATGTAAACTTTTGTGCGGCCGTTAAGAACACCAGCAAATGTGTTGCCTGTGTCATCAACGTTCAAGTTTGTTGCCAATGCAGGAGCATAATCCAACATACCTGAAGCTGCTAGAGCTGACGCAACGTCTGAAGACGCGATGATGAAGTTACCTTTACCACGGCGTGTTTCTTTTGCGATTTGGTTTGCTTCACGTTCGATTTGAACGATCAAGCCTTTGAATTTTTCAACTGACCAGCGGCCGTCAGCATCTGTTGACATGTCAAAGATACCGTTGATTGCTGTGTTACCTGTTGAAGCACCAGTCTTAGCTTGTGAGTTAACTGTACGGATAACTTCACGGTTGATTTCAGCCAAGATTTCTGTTGACAGAATGTTTGACAACTCTGTCTCTGCGTCAAGACCGTGAATCGCTTTCAAGTCTTGTGCTAGTTCTAGAGTGTATTCTGCTTTCAACGCACGTGACTTCGCAGTCACTGTCGCTTTTTCGATGGTGAAGCCCATCTCTGCGAACGCTGTCTCACCAGTTGTACCTAGTTGTTCAGCATTTGCTGTTGACATACCAGCACCAAAGTCAGGACCAGAACGTGAATCGTTGATTGTTGAATCAGCGTTTCCGTCTGTTAGACCATTCAAGCCTGAAGGCTCTTGTGTCTGTGTGCCGTTTGAATCGCCAGAGAAGCCTGTGATTGCTTCGTTGAATAGCGCTTCGTTACCTGATGTTGCACCAGCACGTGTTGTTTTGTAGTTTGATTTCATTGCGAAGATCAAGCCTGTTGGGCCTGTCATCGGCTGAACACCACAAACGTCATACGCCATTAGGTTTGGCATAGAACGACGTACAAGTGAAATTAGTACTGGGTTCCAGTTTGCTGCTGAACCAGTGTTGTTAGCTGCGGCATCTTCGTTTAGGAAGTTCTGGCGTGCGCCTTCTTCTGCCAATGCTTTTTCTGTGTTCTCCAGAACGGCCGCTGTAACCGCACGCTTGTGTGCGTCTTGGATTTTACCAGCTGACTCTTCGTTCAATACTGGAGACCATTTCTCTACGAGACGATCATAAGTTTCCATAATTGGATCTCCTTAGTTTAACTTATTTTTGAGTTGATTTACGGATTGCTGCAAGATATTGAGCCATTACGTCTGAAACTTCTTCTTGGATAGCTTCGCCATCTTCGTCTGTTTCTTCTTCAATTGTTGACTCAACTGCTTTCTTTGAGAAGTGTGATTCTTTGACGATTTTTACTTTTTCAGCAAATGTTTCTTCGTCTTCAAAATCAATACCCTCTACCAATGATGCAAGCTTTTCTACTTGAGTTTGAGCTAGATCACGTGATGCTTCACGAATGATTGCTTCACGCTTATATGTTTCTAGTTCTTCGCCCAATGCAATTGCTTTTGCTACAGCGTCATTGAAGTTTTCTTCTAGTTCTTCATTTTCTGCTGTTAGCTCATCAATTAGGTCGACTTTGGATTCTGGAACTTCAACATAAGACTCAGTGAACACATCTTTCAATTTGTTCATGAAGCCTTCTGCGATTTCTGTACGTAGGCCAGATTGGATCGCAACTTTGTTTTCTTCCATCCAAGACTCAACCACATAGTTGAGGTAGCTGTCAACTTTTTCGACTAGATCTTCTTTTGTTGAAGCAAGCTCAGTTTGTAGTTCCTCAGCATATGCTTCTTCCAAACGATCGATCTCTTCTGAAAGTTTTGATTTTACCGCTGCTTCGAACAGTACAGCTGTTTTGGCTTTAAACTCTTCTGAAAGAGTTGCCTCAGATTCAACCAATGCATCTAATTCATTTGAATAGTTGAATTCTACCATTGAAGCGACTTCGTCAGCTTCTTCAGCTTCAACTTCTTCACCCATAAACTTGGATAAGCGACCTGCTAGTTCTTCTTTTTTCATTTTAGACATAGCTTGGTACGCCGCATTGATCATGCCAGCTTTTGTTTTTGGCATTGGTTCGCTGTTAGCTTTGTCGCCTTTACGCTTTTTAGCTTTAGGGCCAGCATCGCCAGCAGCATCAGTCGCATCAATCGACTGTTGTTCTGCGTTTTTTGGATCGTGAGCTTCTTCGATTTCTGTCTCGTCGAGCTCAACATCCTGGTCTTGTACTTGATCAGTCATGTTTGACTCCTTATTATAGTTTAGTTTTCAATAACGAGAGGAAATTCTTGAACTCACGAGTCTGAACCTCATAAAGGTCCGAACGCGGAGCACGTTTAATTTCAGTCTCTATTTTTTCAATTTCTTGAGCTTCAATGATGCCATTATTCCAAACCCACTCAACACCTTCCATAATTCCATTAACAAATGCTTCTGGTGCAGATGGATCTTGTACGATATCAACCGTATTAAGCATAAAGTCATCTTTGACATACATGGCCCCGCCACGTTTCTCAAGGCTACCCATACCACGAGTTGAGACACCTAATTGAACACCACCTTCAAGTAATCCTTTAACGATATTACCCATTGGAGTATCCAAAATTCGTGCCTTACCCATCACATTATTTCCCTCAAACTTGAGGTCAGTAATAAGATGGGATACTTTATCCGAGTTAACAGTCGGTCCATCAGGGTGATTCAATTCACCCACCGCTCTGTTCTTGGAAACCTGATCGTCAACGTATTTTTTAACCGCTTTTTCCATCACTGCTTGAGGATAAATGCGGCCGTTGCGATTTTTAGACTCAGCCATCGCAAAGATACCTTCGATGATATGGTTCTTTGAACCATCTTCTTTTCTTTCCACGATGCACTGGACATCGGTATCTTTAAATTCAGTAATTAGCTTCATCTATGTATACCTTTAAATTCAGTAATTATACTTTATTTATACAAATTAAAATTTGTACTAATAAAAAGTTTTATTCTTCTTCTGGTTCCTCAGATGCTGCCATACCAGCTTCGATTTTACCGTCTTGATTCATGTCTTGAATTTCTTCAAAGTCTTCATCTTCAATCTCGGCATCAGCTAGCATTGCATCGAGTTCTTCATCGCTAATATCGTCTTCGACTTCATCAGCAACTTCAGCACCATTAAACACTTGATCTGCAACTGCAATCTTTTCTTGGTCTAAAGCATCATTTACTTTAGCACCCAACAGTTCATTAAACATTGGACCAGCTTTACTAAAGTCTTGGTCAATCACTGCATCAAGAAAATCATTGATCTCTGTCATCTTCATCTCCATTTTCTTCTGGTTCTTCAATTTCACCAGACTTCATTTCATCGTCAATCTGGTCTTTCATTTGTTTGATAGCATCATCATCCATCTGTAAGACGTTTTTCATTACCCATTCTCTAGAGAAATATTCACCAACATATTGTTGCATTTGGTCAAGAGTTTGGATTCTATTAGTTAATAGTTCTGTGTCTTTTAATTCCGTAAAGTGGTTATCACGGATATAATCGACAACAATATCATTTTTCCAGTTGTCCCAATCTTCTTCAGTAATAATACCCTTAATGATTAATTGTTTCTTTAGGATACCATAGAATAAGATAGAAAAACGGTTTCTTAAACGGTCAATAAACTTTTGGAATTTTAATTCATCACGTGTAATCTCTGTAGATCTGCCAAGTGAGAACTGTGCTTCTTGTTCCAAACGATTAATAGGGACATTCAAAGATCTATATAGGCGTTTTTGGAAGTAGATAATATCGTCAATCTGACCTAGGTTTTCACCACCGGGAAGCGTAGTGATTTCTGTACCTCTTCCACCTTCACGGCGAGGCAACCAAAAATCTTCTAGCATTGACATATGTTTACGATCATCTCTGATCTGACCAGTGTTTGCATCATATACAAGTTTGTTACGATACTTAGCCATGATGTCTTTCATATATCCTTCGGCCTTACCCCTTGGCAAGTTACCTACATCAATATAAAAGATTCTACGTTCTGGAGCACGAGCCAAACGATAAATGACAAGTGAGTCTTCCATCATACGTAGTTGGTTAATTGGTTTTAGTGCCTTATGTAAATGAGAAACAACTCTACGACGGTCAACATCAAGCAAACCTGATGTAACATAAGAAATAGCGTCGTTTGAAATCTTTACACCTTGGTTTGTTCCACCAGGCTTTTCTTGGTAAATATAAAATTCATTTACCTTTTCAACAACAGATGCGCCAGTTACAGGATCTTTTGACTTTTTAACTTCTTTAACCTTACGGATTTTAGAAGCATCAATAGGACGGATCTCTTGGATACCAGACTTTAGATTCTTTTCATCCACAACTAAGTGGTGGTATAGTCTTCCATCAATGTACCAGCGTCTAAACATCTCATGGCCCATCTCCTTGAAGTTGAGCATAGAGGTAATTGTTTCAAATTCTTCTGTAATTTGCTTTTTCAAAGCATCGCTTAAACCTTCTACGTGGTCAAGCTTTATACTTACTGGACTTTCGTTTTCACTGGAAGCAATTGATTCATTTACAATATCATCGATTGCCGCATCAACCTCAGGGTGAGTAGCAACTGCACGATACTGTCTAATGTTTTGTAAATTATCTTTAGCGTTATTATCGCCATTAATATCGACGTATGTTCCATAGTGGGCACCAGCAGCAGTTACATAACCTGCGCCATCCTCATCTACTGGTGGAACAATAGAACGAAGCTTTTCCTCGGACTTATCTTTCGCCCGTTTAATCTCAAATCCAAATATTCTTAAACCTTCATCAGCCATGTTCGTTCCTGAATCTTAAATAGAATTAAGAGGGGCATTTTTCAGCCCCTCTAATTATTTATACTACATTAAGATGTAGTTGCCGCTTCCCAGTATTGTACTTGGAACTCAACTGTGAATCGCTCAATCTCGTTTTCTGTAGCATAGTTCAGATCGATTGGGCTAACACCTGTTGGGAAACAGCCACGGAAGTTGTATGTCTTCAATACATCACCGTCTTTACCCAATTGCTCAACAATTAGGTCGGCTTCGTAATCAATAGGATTGGTTAGACCGGTGTTTGCAGAGTGTGCATTCATACCGTTCATCCAACGCTCCATTGCGTTACGTACATTGAAGTCAGTATCATTGATAATGGTTGGTGTCCACGTATCAAACGTACGATCACCTGCCATCTTCAATTGACGACCGCGGAATGGGACAATAATTGTACCAATAGTGGAAGCAGGAAGTTGTGCTGCTTCGCACAAGAACGATGTAAGTTCTACATCGCCACCAGCATAAGCCGGGAAGTTGATAGTCGCCTTAAATAGGTTAGGACGAGCACCACCACCACGTAGCTTGGCTTTAAAATCATCAACGCCTAAAACAGCCATGTTCTATATCTCCTTATACCTGTAGACCAGCGACTTCTTCAAAGTCAACGCCAGTTCTAACAGCAACAAAGTTAAGAGTGATGTAGTTGATAGAACGCGCTGGTTTGACGAAGATGTTTGCGACAAATTCATTCCGGTCGATAATCGCAGGAGTGTTGTTAGTGTCATCACATACAACACGGAAGTCAGTGATACCACGACGTCCTTTGATTTCTCTTAGGAATGGTTCGACAATACCAACAAATTCAGCTCTTGTGAATTCGTCGTTAAATTCGAACAATGTGTTTCTTGCTGCCAACGCAATTGCTCTTTCCATTGTAAGGAACAAACGGCGGACGTTAATACGATCAAATGCCGATGGTCTGTTCATGTGAGTTTTATCACCGAACAACAGGATACCCTGTCCAGGAAGATTTGCAACTGGGTTAATACCAGCTTTATATAGTGTATCTCTTTGTGATTTAGTTGGAGTATACGCTAGTTTTGTGATACCTAGATATTGACCACGTCTTGCACCTGCAGGTGAATACCAAGGAGCAGTGTTTGCATCCGAAGCAGCCATGATACCTGCGGTTGAAGACGATGCTGGAATCCAGATGTACTTATCGTTGTACTTGTCATATACTTTCAACCAGTTGTTATCTACAACTAGATATGAGCTATATGTGTAGTTTGCAACATCAGTTGTTGTATCACCAACTGGATCTGCTGTACCTACTACTGAGTCATAAGCAGGTGATGTAACAACGATACAATCTTTACGTGTTGTACCAGCTGTAACAACCAAGTCATCTACGATTGTATCTTGATCTGATGATGATGTCATACCACGTGCAATCAAGAAGTCGACTTCGATAGTGTCTTTATCTTCAAATACGTCGTAAGCAGTTTGGATCTCACCAGTTGTAGGTGATGTATCATCTGTACCACCTGTTAGTGAAAGATCTGCATCCGAATCAAGAGCGCCATTTACCCAAACATAGTTTGATTGGTTGTTGATTACATCTTTCTCGTAGTTAGATGAGCCATCAGCATTCTGAGCTGTTGAGCTAGATGAAACAAATGGGAATCTTTCTAGAACAGAACCAGCTGTTCCTGTGATTACGCCATCTTCATCCAAAACTAGAACGTGACGTTCTGTTCCTGTAGGAGCAGCATCAAACTGTGCTTTATATGCAGCATCCCAGCCAGTCCATGTAGCAGAGCCTGCAACTAGAACTTGGATTGAGTTACCCAATGTTCCAGGATACTTAGCAAACGCTGTGCCTGTCCAAGAGCCATTTTCGAAATCTTCTTCGTTATTAATTGCAGCAGGTGTTCCAGCTGCATCCGCAGCGTTCAAGCTTC